GTGAAAGTACCTGTAAAAGAGTTGCTATAAATATAAAAAGTTACAAGATTAGCCCACTCCTGTGTCGTGAAAGTACCTGTAAAAGAGTTGCTATAAATAGAAAAAGTTACAAGATTAGCCCACTCCTGTGTCGTGAAAGTACCTGTAAAAGAGTTGCTATAAATATAAAAAGTTACAAGATTAGCCCACTCCTGTGTCGTGAAAGTACCTGTAAAAGAGTTGCTATTAATATAAAAAGTTACAAGATTAGCCCACTCCTGTGTCGTGAAAGTACCTGCAAAAGAGTTGCTACTAATACTAAAAGTTACAAGATTAGCCCACTCCTGTGTCGTGAAAGTCCCAGTTAAATCCCTATTATCAAAATCAAACCGTGTGACAGCACTCCAAGGAGTAACCAACAAAGTATGTGTCCCTGTTAAATTCTTAACCCCAGGATTAGCCACATTATCCGTACTGCCATCGCTCCAAGTCCACAAAATTTCAGGCGTCCCAGTCACCTCAATGTACGGGTCAAGGCTGGCTCCGGTGTTTGTGAACTCTAATGTGGATATTGACGCCCACGGATTGCTGCTCCATATTTCTCTTGTCCAAGAATTTGTTGTCCAATTTTCAGCCATAGTTTTTATCCCTTAAACAGCTTCCACAATTTTGAAAATAATATCTTTGGATTTATCAATATTATCAGCAGCAATTGTGGTTTTTAATTCGCTCACATATTGCCCGGCGGTCTGGTCCAGATCAACTGCGGAAAGCTTGACCTTAACAATCCTGCTCGCTATCTCGGTTTTATCAAAATCCGAATCCTCTTTTAAAATTGTATATGCTATGCCTGACTTTTCTTTTTTTACTGCGAATTGAAAAGTGGCACTGGTCAAAGAAAAGGTGCCGGAAAGAGTAAAACTGATCGTTTTGGCTTCTTTTTGTTTAACCGAAATCTTATCTGTCATTATTCCACCTCCACATCAATCGATATTTCTTCGTCAACGCTCACGTCAATCGATATTTCCCCTGAATCGACATCGACTTCAATAGCTTCTGACACAATGAAAGTTGCTGGATCAGGCCCACTAAAAAAAAATGGAGAAAAATAGTTATATGACATATTAATCACTTACATCCAAGGTTATATTCGTTCTATTCCCGTCCACGTCCATGGTTGCGGTTACTCTATTTTTCGTATCTAAAGTATCCCTAAAATGTTGCGTAGCTGTTTTTGCACCGTCTGATTCTGCTGCTAAAACAGACAACAAAACTCTTTGTACTCCCTTCACCGTCAGTGTCCCTTCAATAACACCGGCCAAAATTCCCGTCACGATACCGGAGACTGTCGGCATTGCGGCTGTATCTTCTAAGATTTGCACAACCTCTGCCTCTGTTTTAGCTCTCTCTGACCAAGCGGCCATATAGCGATAATCAAGGGTATCCACTGCGCCGTCTATAACTGCACTGTATTGCAGGGCAGTGTCGTTGCTGAAATTATATCTATATGCACCATCACCGACCTCGTATAAAGCCGCATCTGTGACAACGAGCGCACCAGAGTCAGTTCTCCTAATGCTAATGGTAGGAGAAAGGCCAGTTTCAGGTACCCCGTTTATCGAAAAATTAGCCCCGAATTGGATTGTCATGTTTCCCCCTTATGTGTCCGTGCTGGTATAACGTAAGCTGGCGCCGATCATCTCCACTGTGCCAGCGATGGTGTCCTCAGCATCTCCGCTTAGTCTCGTTATCCTGAAGGTTAGACACTCGTCATCTGCCCCAGGTATGTCGATCCCATCGACCTCGGCGATTACTAAGCCACGGCTGGTAGCAGACGCCGTACTCGTCCCGGCAAGTGTTTCTTGTGCTGCTGCGTCTGTTGGGCTGTCAATAGCTGACCATATATACTCTACCTGCCATTTACAGTTTCCAGGGCTGACACCGTTTGAAGACCAGCCGATAAACCCGATCGGAGCGAAGTTTCTGTCGATATCGGAGGGGGTTCTTATCCTTCCAGAAACGCTTTCCTGGTTGTTTGTAATAGCATTTGCAAATTGCCAGGCTGAATCCAAACCATGGGCTACAACCGTTGCCGGATTATCGCCTGGGGCTTTTACCCCAGCAACATTAAACCATATTTCTTTTTCGATTAACGGTTTTCCTATTATCGGCTGTGCTTGGATTATAGTCATGAACTTTCCTTTAAAATCATAGCTCCCTTTCCCCGAGACTCATTTTTAGGATATTCGGGGAAAACCTTTTTCTCAAATTGGCTGTTTGCCTCCCAACAAACAAACCTGTTTTGTAGCTCTGTCCCTACATCAAAGAAATTTTCACAGGCCCCGCAACCGGAAGACATGCACCATGGGAATTTTTTGTTTTTCATAAAGTCCTGCCTCTTTCTAGTAATTCCTATCAAACATGATTTTTACAATCCCGGTTTTTGCGTTGCCTGCGTTGCTCACCACAATTGTTAAAATTCCAGGAACCGGCAAAGGAGGGTTGGCGTAGAGCGTCTCGCCTACAGTTGCACTGCGATCTGCAAGTTCACCCTCCATAATGTCCTCCCCATACTCGTCATTGATCACAACGTCATAATCAGCTGTGGGGGTGGTGGTTGTTCTGTCTCCATTTAGGCCTGGGATGGTTTGTACAGAAACAATATTCATACCGTTATAATCTATATCTATTCCGACGGATGCATCCCCGGAAGCGTCAGATTCCCAAGGCACTATTTTTATTCTATTTGTCATTGTTTAATCCTTTAGCTACTCCCTTCAATTGTTATTCTATAATTAAGTGTTGTCTATATCGTGATATCTGTAGGCTCAATCGGGCTTACTCCGCCAGACAAATATCATTAATTTAATTAAAGTTTTTATTATTTTTTTTAAGCAGCCGCTAAATGACCAAATAATGCTGCAATAAAAGTAGCCGCCCCCGTTGAGCCGGTGTTAATTTTTATTCCAAACGCTATTGCCGCTGCGTAGTTTATCTTTTGCACCGGGACAATCGGGGGCCCCGCTGCTTGTCCCGGCTGCAAAATAGCTGTTTGATGCGTAGTGCCTGTCAACCCTGCCAACGTCACCTGTTGTATCCAATCCCCGGCAGACGCATCACCACCGAAATCAGCATCCACTAACCCGGCAAGTGTCGCAGATACCGTATATATTCTAATCATATGAGGCATCATGATCTTATCGGAAGGCACTGTGAAGATAGTCTGTTTTGTTGTTGTTTGCCCATTTATTGAGGCTGACCCCAATAGCGTTATGGCATGTTCTCTTAAATCCATAAAACTTACTCCCACCTTTTTATGATAACATTATTGTCCAAGCATATCACTTGATTATCATAGCAAATAATCCTGTTTGCACTATTATTATACATTTCACGATCAATGATCTCCATGTCAGTTGTCATTATTGCATCCCATCCGGTGACGCCATAATCGATTGTATGTAATCCATAATTTGTTGTTGCCATAGTGCTTTACTCCTTTGTGCATGTTATTTCAGCTTGTGACGATTCATATGTCACTGCATCTACTGTCATATAATTTAAAACTCTACACACAACAACATCAGCAAGGGACCCGTTGTCTGTAGTATTCATCGCCGATGTGTATGTCCATGTATCAGCGTCAATAGCTGTTGTTGTTCTAACCAAAACATCAGACACCCATATCTCAATTTCAAAATAGCCTTCATGGTCTCCTGATGGTAAAATAGTCCCAGGGATACCAGTGCCAGCGCCAATCCCACGAACCCTTGGCGACCACTCAAGAACGATATCAGCAGTGTAGGTTGGATCCAAGATATCATCGTTTGCTGTTAAATTTACAGGAGGGTATGGAGTTTGCGCTCTTCCATCAATATTGACATTAACATTAGTCGCAGTATCGATATCCCCATAAAGCAAATCGTTGTAAGGCACAAGTTTAAAATCACGGCTTGTGCCAGGAGTAAAGGTGCTATTCCCAACGGCTTCTGGGGAATCGCCCAGATAATAAAAAACTGTACCTTCTGCGTGAATTTGTTTTGTAGTATCCATCCTGCCTCTTATTACTGTATTAATTCTATATTGAGTGCCAGTAACAAGAGTCATCGTCTCAAAAAATATAATTTCGTCCCCTAAAATAGCGATATTCACACTACCATCAAGAGCTTGCGAAAACGAACAACTTTCAACTTGGTTTTCCCCATATAAAAAATTAATAACAAAACCATACTCATTATCTATTGTAAGCGTATCATCAGGGTATGAATCAACTAAAAGACCATAGGGCACTATATTCTCTATATCATCAATCATTGAATATGACGATCCACCATCAGTTGATATATCAAATTCAAATCCTTTGTCCAAGTCAGACTCAGCTCCCGCAACAGGAAGAACCTCAACAACAGATGCGTCATAAACCATGCTGTAAGGAAGTTCAATTACTTTTTGGTTTGTAAATTGTGTGATAGTGTAATCAGGCAGTTCTTCAGAAACCGCTGCCGGATCTGAATATTCAGTAATTATATTTGAAGTGGAAAAAAAATCTTCCGAAGCGTGAATAACGATTTTTTCAGATTCGAGCGCATCTTCTGTAATTATTAATACCCGGCAAATCATATTTGATATGCCATTATCAGCATAAGAAAATTTGAAACAATCGCCAGGTTCAAGCTGAAAGGCATCACGGTTTACTTTTAACTCAAGCACAGCAAAAGGGTATGACGTTTTTTGCAAAGTGTTTTTGCTCGCCCATACAGCATATTTATTTTTAGTGAACAAAGAGAAGTCTACTGTTTTCGTTACAATCCTTCCCTGAACGCCATAATTGCCAGCGTCAAATGCCACTGGATCACTTGAGGATTCTCTTAAATTGATAATATCTGCGTCACGGTCAAGCAGTGAATAAGTTGATTTAATTTCATTTAATGTATCCGCCCAACTTTTTCTTCTGAAAGTTGGTTTTTCAAGCAAGGTATTTTCATCAATTAATGGAAGAGCTGAAATAGTATAATCATCTCTAATTAATTTTGGATGAAATTTGCCGTCTGATCGGTATACCACGATACAATCTATGTGCCTGAGAATATTGGATATATAGCTCGATGCTGTTTTATACTCTCCCATCAATAAACTTATTCCCAACCCATCTGAATAATTAAACTTTTTTAATTCTCCAGAATCTGCTACGCCATAAATCGTTGAATCATGCAAAACCAATGATTTCACATTTGTGTTACCAACATTAGGAGATTTCTCTTCCCATGCGTCAATATCATTCCATGCTATAAGCTTCCCTGACTGTTCCCCTCTATATATTTTATTTCTAAAAACAACCAGTTGAGTACAAGAAGTGTCTCCCCCTGCAAATTCAGGAGCAACTTCTACCCAAGCATTAGAGTCATTCCACTCTAGTAGCGGCCCCCGCCTGCTTGATCCATACAGTTTATCATTATGGACGATTAAAGCATAAATGTAATTATAAGTAGACAATCCAGGGGCTACTTTTGTTATCGTCCCTCCTGAAAGCACCCATAATTGGCCATTAATCCCAGAGCCTAAATATAAACTGCCGTTATATTCACATAAACAATATATTTCGTTTAAATCCGCGGCTGCTTGTGCCACTTTTACCCATGCGTTAGTACCGTTCCATTTCAGCAACGATCTTGATCGTGTACCATTATATAGCTCGTTATTAAAAACATACAAACAATTTACATATGAATAGGCGTAAGGATCTCCGGTAAGATTTGGAGCTACTTCGACCCAGGCATCTACGTCGTTCCATTCCAACAATCTGCCCGTAGCTGGTGGAGATTCTTCTGTTCCGCCATATAATTTTCCATTAAAAACACACAACGCTTTAACGCCACCTGCAAAAGAACCAAGCCTTGGAGCCACTTCTACCCATGTGGCGTCACCATCCCACTCGTAAAGTGTTCCTAAAGAAGAAGACCCGAGATATAACTTATCATTAAATATACATAAATTGCTGGAGGCAAGAGTCAAAGCTGTTTCTGCTACTATTATCCAGGAATCTCCTACATTTCCTCCCACGGCATCCGCTGAAGCAGAGAAAGAAACAGAATCCAACCATGCAGAAGGTAAGCAAACCATTTTTTCTAAGATATACCATAACGCATGAATAGGATTATAATCGTAAGTATCAATAATATGGTTTGCATTAAATGCCAATTCTGGTGTTTTTCTTGCTACCACCCTGATAGATGGCATTCTCTTTGAATTCACGCCTAAAATACAATCTTTGAATAGCAGCCAAAATAACCCACGATAAGGTGTGTCAAGAGTAGCATCATCAATAACACCATTAGCAGCTAAAAGAGAAGAATCTCCAACTAACTCTATTGCTTGGTCCTGAGTGCCAAAAAAAACAACTATTTCTCCTTGAAGCCTATTCATATTACAGGTGAACCCAAAAACTGGCCCTATAGTCGCTTTCCCTCCAGAAACTGGCAAACTTAACTCGCCCGACCAAATTACTTTTTCATCTAAAAAAATTGTGTATAAAGTGTCTATTGGCCCTACACAGTAACCTACACCCCATGTCATATAATACCACTTGCTGGGCGTTTTCCCTCTGGTAGTTCCTCTTTTTTTATGCCATTCGTTGCCGTAAAATAATAATGTCCCGTTTAATTTTGCGGTTCCTAATAAATCCGGGATTGCAGCACCTATTTTATTTTGAGTTAATATCAGATCAGGAGTGGGAGACCCAGGTGGAGATTTTGGTGGGAAAAGATAGGTGCTGACTACCCATGAAATCGCATAGCTTGCAACAAAATAAGCGGCAAATACTAAAAGACTCATTATATAGAAGTCCTTTCTGCTGGATTCTCGATAGGTATATTCCTAAAAAACAACCCGTTAACAACATTATCAAATTTATCACGGCATGTCTCGGCTCTACCGTCACACCCAGGGTAAGCATCTACAGTATCCGTGCTCACCAGATTTTTCATTTTATATGCGAAGGTCAGAACATCGCCTGTATGCGCCACGATGCCTCTATGCTCATCTTCAAAACGTACTTCGCCACCTGTAAAATAACCGTCTACTTCCAAACCGAAATCCGAACTTGTTAATTGTGTTTTTGTAGCATCTAAGGTGATTGCTGTTGTCGTTTTGTACGAAGTGCTTGTGAGGGAGCATTTTGTATCAAAAACCTTATGGTTGCAAGTAACCTGAAACCTCCATTGAGGTATAGGCATTTCAAGGAAAGCCTCAAACCCTATACATTCAATTTCAGCCGTAACTCCTGAAAAAGCAACATTTTTAATTTGTCCTAAAAAAAGAATGTTAGCTTCAAGGGGCGACTGATCTCTATGGAGTTTAGAGATAGAAACCCAATAAATTTCAACCGGATTAATTGCAATAAAATCAGAAACAGGCACTCCAAGGTTAACGGCTTGTACAATTACCGTTGTGGTATTAAGCTCGTTATTTTTCTCAATACTTCCCCGCTTTAAAGTAGCAGGAAGGTACGTATTAGAATCGTATGTTACGCTTACATCACCGCTGGTATAATATAAGTCAGCACCGCCATCACGCCAAAAATGATATAATTCAACTGGTTTTCTTTGTACCGCTTCTTCGTTTGCTACAATTGTTGAAGTAACCGCCATAACCACCCCCCACCTTATTGTTCCGAGTCCAATAAACCAGCAAAAAACAAATCTATAGCAACTGCATCTATTTTAATATAATCTATCTCTATCATATCAACATCGAACCTGCTAAACATTAAGAAGCTTACCAATAATTCTGGCAAGTCATCATCAACGACTGCTGTCCCTATAGCTGAGTCAAGAGTTATTGTTGTTGAAGTCGCGTCAATTATTTTTTTGCAAATATATGTTTTATCTAAAAATTGAAAATAAACATGCCTTCCTATAATTTCATTTGGCAAATAAAAAGAAGTATATGAGATATCTTCAATGTTTATAACCGTATCTGATCCTAAAATAGCCGAGGTCGCCACTATATCGCTACTTCGTGACGGAACCCAAAATGGGGATAGTCTTCCACGTTTTGAATCAAAAAAGTTAATTATACTCCATATATCAGATTTGCTAAAGCCCCCCACAGAAGCATCCATTTTCAAAAAGTTTTTCCCAGAATCTAATTGTGATTGATGGTGACCGATCCCTAAAAATTGATACGCTTCATATGGACGTTTATATTTATATGTAATTGCTTTTTTGAATGAGTGAAGGAACAAATCGTATGTTAAATATGTGTCTGCCGAAGATGATGGGATACTGTATGCGTAATCCCTTAAGTCGTTATAGCTTTCAGTTAACTCAAGTAGTATAGTTTGGTACCCCTTTAAACTTGCTTTAATTTGTTGCTCTACTTCCATGCTAAAGTCGTACAAAGGCAAAACTAAAGAT